GTTGGTTGGTTTGTCGGGTTCGCCGCGGCCTTTTTTTGAGAGAGGTTTCTTGTAACCGCCTCTACCTGCCCTCTCTTCGCGTTTTTTATAGGCACGAAGGGTTTCTATCAGGCTCTTTGGTATGGCGATTTCTCGTGCGCTTTTCTTGGTCTTTGGGCTGCCGATGACGTCGACGGTTTTGCCTGTGCGTTTGTCGACGCTGCGTACGAAGGCTCTTTCAATCCTGATTGTTCCTCTTTCAAGGTCTATGTCGTCCCACCTGAGTCCTAGGAGTTCTCCTCGTCTCATCCCTGTATATAGGAGGAGGTCTATGGATATTCCTAGACGATGCTTATGCGCTTCCTCTAGTAGTCTTTTGATTTCGTCGTTTGTCATGGCTCTTCCGTGGTTTTGTTCTACGGTCGGTATGTCTACATACTTTGCTACGTTCTTATCGATGTAGCCTAAGCCTTCTGCGTATTTGAGGCTTTGCCGCAGGACGCAACAGACGATTTCTTTGACGATGGAGGAGGCGAGCTCTTCTTTTTTGATTTCGATGAGCGCGGCGATGTCCGAGGGTTTTATCTCGGTGAGGAGTTTGTCTCCTAGGTGGGCGTCAATGTGGTTATGATAGAGGTAGTTGTATTTGCTTTTTGTTGCGGGGCTGAGCTTTGTTTTGCTCTTTATCCACTCTTTGTAGAAGCGGGCGTAAGTTACGCTCTTTTTGGTTTGGGAGGAGGAGGATAATGATGCTCCCGATGTGTTGATGCTGCCGCCAATATTACTTCCTTTCTTTTCAAGGTCTGCCATGCGGATGACGGCGAGCAGGTCGGTGAGTGTGATTTGTTGTTCTTGTACTGCCTGTATGTTCATGTTGTTATGTTTTCCTGCCTTTCTGTTTTGCGAGTCATACAGGCTTTCCACTATGTTGTTCTTTTCTTCTTTGTGTGGTAGAAGATAACATAGTGGACGCTGTATGTAAATGCTTTGCTATTCAGTTTGTTTTTACGGTTTAACGCGGTGAATGATTGGAGGAAAGGCGTGTCAGTCCGTTCGCTAGGACAATCCGCGCGTCAGTGCAGTCCGTATTTCTCTAGCATGTTGTATGCGGTTGATGTGCCGCCTGTCATTTGCATCTGCACTTCTGTCTCAGTCATTCTAGGTCTGTTCCATCCGAGATACCCGTCGGGGTTTTCCCATAATTCGAGGAGATCGTCCATATATTCATCCTCGCCTTGTTCGGGGGAGACTGCCATGGCGTCTTTGTAGTAGGCGACTGCCATTGATAGGGCGTCGAGTCTATCGTCATGCGCTAAGGCATGAGGCTGTTTGTGGATGCGGGTCATTTGGTAGATGAGGCTCTTGCGTTGGTCTTTTTGGTAAACGGTGTAGTCGTCTTTGATGACGCTTGTGTCGACGATGAGTTTATGCTGCATGAGCACGGGCTCTAGGGTGTCGATGATGCGCGCTTCTTTTTGTATGCTTTGCCGTATCTCTTCAACGGTACATGGATACATTCTAGTAAGGACGGGTTTTAGGAGCTCTGTATACATGCCGTCGCCGAAGTTGGATTCGACGATGATGTTGGAGACGTTATGATACTTCGCCTTAACCGCAAGGGCTGTGAGGACGCCTTCGCTATATCCTCCTTCAAAACCGCCGAGTTCGACTAAGAAGAGGTAGCCGTTGAGATACTTTACGACTGCATAGGCTGTTTCGTCCTTGCCTCTTCCTGATGGGTCGATTGCCATGACGCTTATTTTGTATGGCAGTGTTTCTTCACTGCGGCTTAACGGCGCATAGTAGTAGTCGCCCTTGAGGGCTGTGCAGGGGATGTCGTGGAGTCTCTGCTGTTGTCCTGTTGCCCATGACCATTTGATGGATGCTTCTTTAGGGTCGAGGTCTGCGACGATGAGGTCTTGGACTTTGAGGGGGTATTTCTCTGCGTCGCTGAGGGAGGTGTTCAGGAGAAACTGTAAGGCATACCCTGCTCTGCCGTAAGAGAGGCGTCTCTTGTCAATTTCTTCTTGGTCGAATCTCCTAGGGTCTGTGGGAGTGCCTGCATAGAGGGCAAAGTCTTTTTCGCATCTCTCACGAAGGAGTGGGGCGAGTCGGTCTCCATACTGCTCTAGGAGGCTCTCTGTTGCAGGGTATTCGACGGGGTAGATGATGGTGGTGTAGCCTCGCTTTTGCAGCTCCTCGTAAAGACTCATTTCACATTGGGGTGTGCCGAGGTAGATGATTCTGCCTTTGGGTTTCAGGATGGCGTCATATTCTTTGACCGCTTCACTAAGTCTATCCCTTTGTACCTGTGTGCCGCTGTTGGAGGGGACTTCGACGTCATCGGAGATTAAGAGGTCTGCGCGAGAACCTGTGATTTGTCCGTAGATGCCGACGGACTTGACTGAGGGACTGGCGTCGGGTTTGCATCCGTTGACGTCAAAGAGGTTCATGGTATCCCGATGCCCCTTTGCGCTGTCGGGCTGCATGTCTCTGAGGAAGGGGATGACCTGCATGATGCGCTTGATGAAGACGGCGTTGGCGTCTGCACGGTCTTTGCTGGCTGAGATGATTTCGACTTTGATGTTCCTGTCCTTCCAAAGTGACCACACGCAAAAGGCGCATGTGATGAAGCTCTTGGCGACTCCTCTGAAGCCTTCTAGTATCATGCGGTCGGAGGGGAAGTGTTGGATGTTCTTTGCGATGTCGAGCTGGATTTCTGTGGGTTCGGGGAGTCCGATTTCTTTCCAAACGATCCATAGGAATACGCGAAAGTCTTCGGCTGCTCTTTTGATTTGAGCTTTGGTATATGCACTCCCCGTGCGGAGGGGCTGTTGTCTGAGCATTTAGTTACTGCCCTCCGTTCCCATCCATAAGGTCAAAGGGGTCGAAGTCGGGGATGTGGTGTACTTCCTTCTCAAGCTCCTGCACTCCCTGTGTCTGAGGCTGTGTGATGAGGCGGTTCTCTTTGAGGAATTTCCTGACCTTTTCAAGGAATGCGGGGCTCTTGCGGAGGTCTTCGTCGTGAAGTCCTTCGAGGAGGGCGTCGACTTCGAGCTCGGCGATGAGGTCTAGGGTTTTAGGGTCGAGTTTTGCCATAGGCTTGTCCTTTCTTTTGTTTATTTGTCTATGTGTGCCGTATCGTCATTATTTGCCAAAGTGGATTTTCCACCGTAGTTCTGCGCCTGTGGGGGTCATGTTCTTTTCCGGGCTGAGGTGTAGTTCTGCTTCAACGCTGTGTTTGCGGCTGTAATTTCTTTGGAGGCTGATGGGGATGTATACGTTGCCTCTTTCAACGCCCGCGCCGATACCAAGTTCCCAGTTGCGATAGGTGTTGATTTTGTAGACGTCTAGGTTTACTGTTCCGTCTGCATTAGGTTTACGATTGTCGGCAGAGGGAGCGATGAGGGTTTTGTCTGTGTCTTTTAATGCGAGGGGCGGGAGGTGCGGGTCTTTTGCTTTGATGCGTTCTTTGGTTTCGCTGAGGGCTTGTTCTTTTGTGATTGTGTGGGCGTCGGCGGTGTAGGTATAGGATGCGTCGGGTTTTCTTTTGCCTGTATGGATTTTTCTTGCTGTGCTTGCCACTGTAGCAGCGTCGCTTTTTTTGAGCTGCGCTGTGTTCTGTAAGAGGTTCGTATCTTCGAGTGCGGGTGCGTCGCTGTAGGTGACGGTGTTGGTGGTCGGCGGGGCGATGCGGCGTTCGAGGTAGGAGTTTACGGCGATGCCGATGAGGGAGAGGCAGATGCCGATGAAGGCGTAGATGACGATGCGGTCTAATGGGAGAGATTTGATTGGGGTGCTTTTGAACATATATGTATGTTTCCTTTCTATGTGTGTTAAATGAACAAAAAATAAGACACATAGGAGGATGTGTGTATTGTCCTATGTGTCTTATGTGTGGTATATTTAGCTGTGAGAGGTTCTGTTCTTCCGATAATACGGTAGGCGGCTAACTCTTGCCCCCGAAGGGGGTGAGCATATGGATGATACGAATGTGACGTTGTTCCTTCTGATAATCCTTGTAAGTCTCTTAAAAAGAAAGTGACCGCCCTCTGAGTCCCACAACTTGAGGCGGTCATTTCGTTCGAAGGTCTGTTAGGGGCATAGCCGTTTACCTCGTCGGTAAGCTACAATGCCTCTTTTTTCTATGCTTATATTATAGGATGGATGAGGGGAGAGGTCAAGAGAAAAGTCTTTAACCTTAAACTAATTATCCTGCGCGCCTTAGTGCTCCTGATAGTAGATTGCTTTGCCTCTGATGTCGTCGAGCTTTGCGTAGAGGTTCTCCCCCGGGCACGCGGTAGGCATGAGGTCTCTGTGCCCGAGGACGGTGCTGTCGTTGATGCAAATGCTGTTCAGGTCTGCGATGGCGGCGATGAGCATTGCGGCGCTCTCAATCTGATTTGAGGTAGGTTCTGCAATCTCAAAGTTGCCGCAAAGGTGGATGCCGATGGTGTGGCTGTTGTGTCCGTAGGCGTGTGCGCCGATGGTATCGCCGGGGCGTCCTTGTTCGATGCTTCCGTCTTTGCGGATGACGTAGTGATAGCCGATGCATGCCCATCCTTTTGCCTTGTGGCTTGCGTCAATCTCGGCGGCGGAGAGGTCGTCGTCCTGCGGATTTCCTGTGTGGTGGAGGACGATTTTGTCGGTGTATTTGCGGTCTTCGAGTTTGTCCCAGTCGATATTGAAGGTGCGAGGGTGGATATAGAGGTTTTTCATTGTGGTTGGCATTTTGGTGTTCTAGTTCCTTTCGTCTTTGTCGTCGCCGGTAGTTTCTTGTTCGTATTGGTCGGGGATGCCGTTGTGGTTGTTGTCGATGAAGCTTTTGGCGAGGAAGCCGATGACGGCGATCCATGCTCCTGATGCTATTTCATGGAGAAAGGCTCTGAGCTCTTCGAGGTTGGGTGGGGTGTCGGTATCTAGGTGCCGATACCAGTCGTAGCCCCAAGCGGTGAGGTATGCGCCGACGCATACGACGATGGTGAGGGCATACCATGTGATGTACCGCATGGCGGCATGGGTGGGTGTTAGATACTTTTTTGCAAGGGGCGGGAGGCGGGATGTGAGGTGTCGTAGTTGTTTTAACATATGGATGATTGTTTATGTCTCCTTTCTATCATCGTCCACCTAATGCCCATGTGAGGAGGGAGGCGAAGATGCCGACGATGGTGGTGCTTGCTCCAATGGCAAAGCAGATGTCAGAGCGGAATTCGTCAATCCTCTTGTGTGCGCTCGCAATAGACTCGGTGAGGCTGTGGAGCTGTTTGCCGACGCTGTAGAGTTCGGTCTTTAGAAACGGGTGGTCGCGTCTGATGGTTTCGAGTTGGGTTTCGATGCGGATGAGGCGTTCGTGGATTTCGTGGTATTCTTGCTCTGCCATTTATGTCCTTTCTATGTGGGTGGTGTTAGGGTGTTTCTTGTTTGGGAGGAGGGAGGGCTCTTATAGGCGCTTTTTTTTACTGTTGTCACAGAATATGAAAAGCCCATAGGATTCAAAGGCGTCATACGCAAAAGACGCCTTAAAATCTGTTGGGAGAAAGGGGATTGGCACATTTAAGGTAACGGGGTAATAACTTCCGGCACTGTTTGTGATGTAGTTGATCGCTATGGTAGCACGATACTGTACAGTGTATTTTTTTGAGCTGCTATCTATTGTCGCACCGGCTTCTAAGTTAAGATGGGAGGTAATCGGTGCTGTGGGCACAGGCGGATTAACCACATTTTGTGCCGCATGAAGAAGCGTCGCATACTGTCCTAGGCGTTCTTCAACAGGATGGGTTGAGGGGGAGGGGAGTAAAATTATATGCATCGTCCTGTTTTGTTGCTCCACCTTATTCATGGCATCGGGGAGGGGGTAGCTTACGTTGTTAACGTCCGCGAGCTTATTAAGTGGGATGCGTATGAACTGTAGGTCAATGGCAACAATATAATTATCCCCACCGGTTCCTCCTCCTCCTCCTCCTCCTCCTTGATTCGCCGCCATCAACGCCTTGAGCGCCGCTATCTGGGTGTCCCCTTCTGTGTGGACAAGGGTCTTTTGCTGCGCCCCTTCTGTTCTGATTTGCTCCAGTTGATTCGCGGTGTTTTCATTGAGATGCCGTTCATGGAGATGTGCACTGTCTTGTATAGCGGTTGTAAGCTCTTGGCGTTTGAGGTCAAGTACGTCGAGGACTTCGCCCTTTTTGCGGCTGATTTCATCTTTTGCGTCTTGCAGTACTTTATGGATTTCATTCTTCAGGAGTTCAGGAGCCTGGGCGAGATAGGTTTCAAGCTCCTGTTTGACTTGCTTCGATTTGTTGAGGATGTTGTTGTAGTCGTGCTGTAAGGATTCGATGGAGCGGGTGAACATGTTGTTGAGGCGGTCATAGAGGTCGCGTGCGGCGCTGTTCGTGTTAATAAGAGCCGCTTGTGCGCTGTACGCTTCCTTGATTTTGGATGTGAGGTTTGTCAGGAGGGTTTCGACATTTGTTTTTGTATCTTTGAGGGTCTGCACTGCCGCGTCAATGTTGTCTTTGATACTTTTGACTTCTTCTTTTAGACGGTCGACGTGCATGGTGGTGTTCGAGAGTAAAGCGTCGGCATCTTGGCGCATCTGCTGAAGTGCGGCGCGTATCTGAGAGACGTGTGTGTCTGCGTCTGCTTTGAGGTTGCTGAGCTCGGCTTCGATGTCGTTTTTGATTTTGTCTGCTTTTGCTTTGAGGCTGTCGAGGGTGTCTTCTGCATAGCGTCTGAGGGCTGTTTCGCTCTCGTCGGTGATGCGTTCGAGAAGGGCTTTACCGCCTGTGATGAGGCGGGTGAGTTCGTCTTTGCCGATGGCGATGATGAGATTGAGGTCTCTCTTCCCTTCGAGGATAATCGTGGTAAGCTCGCGCCGTCCGCTCATAATCAGCATGGTGAGGTCGAGGCGTCCTCTGCTGATGAGGTCGTTGAGTTCTCTGACTGCTCCTTTGCGGAGGCTCTCTATCACGCTTGCCGCCTCGGTCTTCGCCGCGTTGATGGTGTCGAGGGCTTCTTTGCGTGCGACGGAGATTTCTTCTTTGGCTCTCGTCCAAATGTTTTGGAGTTCGGTTTTTCCTCCGCTGATGATGTTATGCAAGGTCTCTTTTCCCTGTGTGACGATGCTGCTGAGTGTAGAGACGCCGCTGTCGATGAGGCTGGTGAGTTTCTCTTTGCCTGCGCTGATGATGGTATTGAGCTCGCCTTTTGCTTTGTCGACGCTCTGCATCATGTCCTTCTTGGCTTGTTCCCATTTGTTCATGAACTTTGCGGCTTGTTCGATGATTTCGCCGAGGGGTTTGTCTCTTGCTTCTTCGAGGACGTATTGTATCTGTTTGAGTACGAGGTTGAGGTTGCTTGCTTCTAGGAGTGTGCCGTCGGCGAAGCGTGCCAATGTGTGGGTGGGTGTGTCGCGGTAGATGAGGACTTCGTAGCTGCCTGCACCTTTTTCTTCCGTCATGACGACGGTATCGTCAGAGGTGAGGGTGAAGTTTGTGTAGGCTGCTCCGTTGAGTTTTACTTTGATGTGGGTTTTGTCAAGGTAGGGAAAGGGGAGGGGGAAGCCCGCCCCCCTGTTCCCGTTCCATGTGACTGTGTAACGGGCATAAAAGGTCATTGGTTTTTATTGTCCTTTCGTTTGTTCGTCTTTTGCTTTTTAGGTTTCTGCTGCTTTTTGGCTGCCTTTTCTTGTTTGATTACCTCTGTGCCTTTGATTCTTTCTTGGGGGACGGGGAGTGTATGCTCTAAGAGATGCAGCAGTAATTGCATCCCCATCCAGTTGCCGAAGGGTACTGCGCCCTGTGCTCTGTGTAAGTCATACGAGCTCATGGTGTGTCCGTATCTGCCGCCGCTGAGGGTGTATTTCCCTTGTTCATACAAACTGTCTCCTGCGTTGAGGACGCTGTTGATGTAGTTGAGGACGGGGAATTGGGAGGCGGCTTGTTGGTACATGCCTTGGGAGCGTATTGCACTATTGCCTGTGGTCGTCCGAATGTCCGCGCCTTCGACGCCCGCGATGTTCATGAGGTTCGTGGCATAGGCGAGTGGGGAGAGGAATGCGCCGCGTGTAAGGGCTGATAGTATGAGGGGTTTAACGGAGAGTCGTTTTTCGAGATACTCTTTTCTCTTCTCAGGGTCTAAGGGGTATTTAACGAGGGCGTTGACTGCCGATACTGCTCCATAGCCTGTAAGTCCTGAGATTGCGCTGAATACGCCTGCGGTTGCGAGGGCGAGGGCAGGGCGGTTCATCATGCGTAAGAATTGGCTGTGTGATGCCATGAAGGTGAAGTTGAGGAAGAATCCCATGAGGCGGCGGGTTGCGCTGCTCTTAAACCATGAGTTCATGCTGCCGATGGATGCCTTTGTGAGGGCTCTAGCGGATGTGTCCTCCATGATTTTCTGTAGGGCGAAGTAGGTCATGGGATTTTCCTTCTGCCATGTGCGCCACATTTTGGTGCTATCTTTGGGGTCGAAGTTCTCGGGTAAATAGTGTCTGATGTCTCTGTAGATGAGGTTCAGTTTGGCTTCGTCTATGCCTGCTTCTCTGAGATACAGGGGGTCGAGGAGGGTATGAAAGATTTTGGTCTCTCTGCCGTTCGCGAGGTTCTGTAAGTCTCTGAGTGCACTCCCTCTGATGAAGTCGGTCATGGTGCGGGTGAGGGCGGGCATGCCGTTGAGCATACTCATGAGTCTGCCGCTTGCGTTAATGGCCCTGTCGACGGTGAGGATGCCTCTGCCGATACTCGTGTGTCCGTGGTCTATCATGAATTGGCGCGGGGTTAAGAGGCGTGCGCGGGGGAGCTGCGCGATTTCCTGATAGCCGACGGCTTTGGCGATTTCGACGAGTTCGTCTTTGTTTGCGCCTTGCAGAATGTGCGATACGTATTTGGGGACGAGGAGTGCGCCTGCTTCGCCTGTCGCTCCGATGAGCTCTGCGGCTTGGTTAAAGCCGAGGTTGCCGCCTACTGCTGTGTAGGTGAGGTTTTGGAGCATTCTTGCAAAATGGGTGGCGTATCCTTCTGTGGTTTCTCTTGCTAGGCTTTCTGTGAGGGGGCGTCCTCTGAGTGCGCTGAGGTTTCTGAGGTAGGTTTGGTAGATGTCCTCGGCTTTGTCACGGGAGATTTTGTGCCATTTGCCGTTTTTGTCTCTGATGCCCTGCTGAAGCCTGTTGAGTTCTTCGCGGATTTTGATGTCGTTGTTGATGAAGCCTGCATCGTCTTTGTAGAGGTGTTTCCATGCGACTGCGCCTGCGGTCATGTCGGTGTGGGTGCCCATGAGATGGTCGAGGTCAAAGTCCCTAAGGTCTTTGTCAAAGCTGAATACTGAACCGTCGGGCATCTCTGTCTCTAGGCTCGTGTCCATGATGGTACGGCGTTTCATGTAGGGGAGGAGGTTTAGTTTATCCTCTGTGCTGCTGTGGACAAATCCGTGCCCGTTATCGTCAAAGATGTGTGCGGTCTCTCCAACGGCGTCTCTCCCCGCGTCTTGGTCTACGATGCCAAATGCCCATGCGCTCGCCTCCTTTTCTTTCCATTCTTTGTAGTCTTCCCATGGGAAGCTTTTCTTGAGCTCTTCGAGTGTGCCGTCGATGTCATTGTCCTGCATGAAGCGTTTCATGTTGGCTTCTTCTTTTTCGCTCATGGCGCGCAGGGCGTAGCCGGTGAGGAAGTCGACTGCGTTCTCCTCGTCGCCGCCAAAGGCTGTGTGGTTCATGAATTTCATGTGCTTATGAAAGTCGACGGCGCGGGTCATGCTGCTGTCGAGGGGTGCAAAGTCCTCCGAGACGATTGCCCATTCGTCGAGGGTGTAGTCGTCGGGGTGTCCTTCGGCGCGTTTGGCGTCTTTGTTGAAGTGTTTGAGGATGTCGATTTCAAATTCTTGTTTTTGACGGATGACGTCCACGGCTTCTTTTTGTAGTTTCGTCGGTTCGAATTTGAGATTCGCGAGGCGTTGTTCTTTCTGCGCTTTGGTATACGCGCCGTTCATGATGTCGTGGAGCTGCGCTGTTTCTGCGTTCCATTGGAGAATAGCGTCGTCATATGTGCTCGGTGTAAACCTGCCGCTTGCTAGGGCGTTTCCTAGGTCTTTCGTTCTGAGGTCGATGAGGGCGGCGTCGTATTTTTGGAGCTGCCCCAAGACAAGGTGACGAAGGTGCTCTGCGGGGATATGGGGGCGTCCAAAGGAGTTCTTTCCCTGCGTGCCCAGCTGATACGGGTCGTTATAGGCGCGTGTGACGAGGTATCTGAGTGTCGGGGCTGCGCTGAAGTATTGTTTGCCGTAGTCGGTGCCGAGGTATTTGTTCTGCCCTATCCATCGCCAGAGGGGGGCGAGTTTATATAATGCGCCGTCTGTAAACCCTTCGTCCGCTCCTTCGTCCCCGGGGAGGATGGCTTTGTCTTTGTAGATGTGGGGATGGTAGGGGTTATCGACGCTGAATCTGACGCCTTCCTGTGTCACAGCTTCTCCGTTCGGGAGGAGGGAATATCCGCGTGCTTTTTCGATGATGCGCTCTGCGGCTTCGTAGATGGCGTCGTTGATTTGTTTGTTGCTTGCGTTTTTGTCGCCCATGAGGTGACGCATGATGCGGGTGAGTTCGGGGAGCTGTGGGAGGGGCCTTCCTTTGCTCATCTGAAGTTCTACGGCGTGGGCGAGGATTTCTTCGGGGTCGTCTGACACTGCGTGCTTCATGGCTTCGTGCCAGATGCCTTTGCCGCCGTCTTTGGTCTTTTTGACGACTGCCGCCATGAGGGCGTCGTACATGTCCTTCGGTGCGCCCTGCAAGCCTCTGTGGATGATGTTCTCATGTGCGACGAGGGCTTTGAGGTCGTCGGTGCTCTTTACTGCGTCGCGGTTGACGAGTGTGGTATCGATGGCTCTGACGTATAAGGCGCGCATGTTTTTGGGGAGCTGAAGTCCGACGCGGTTTGCGAAGTGTTCGATTTGTTCGCGGGGGGCAATATATGTGCCGCCTTGATATTTGATAAGCTTTGCCGTTTCACGCTCTAAGCGCATGTCCGCAGGGACTGCCGCGTGGGTCATTAGCCCGAGGTTGTCTTTTGCTTCGGCATCCGCCGCGCCGAGCATTTTTCGAGCGATGTTTGTTATTTCTTCTTTCGGGGCAATCTGTACGACGGTTCTGTCAGGGTCGGGGTGTCCTGCGGTTGTGTGGGCGTTCTTCGTCTCGATGTTGTCTAGTTTGTCCATGGCAGCATCGATCCTCGCTGTGACTTTGACGCCGCGCGATGCGAGACTGCCCGCAAGGTCGCCGAGGAGGTAGAAGCCGCTGCCTGCAATAAATCCGCCTGCGACTGCGCCGATGGGGTTAAATTCTGTACCGCCTACTTTGTGTGCTCCGTAGTTGTTGGCGAGGTTGATGCCGCCCATCTGTGCGCCTGTCCATGCGGCTCTTGCTACTTTTTGCCCAAAGCCGCTTTTGATGACTTTGCCTGCTGCGCCGAGTCCTCTGCCAAGGGGGATGAGGTTGAGGGGGTCGAGCAAGCTGCCTGTGAGTGTGCCGAGTGCGCCGATGCTGAGGTAGTCCTGCTCCTGCGCTCTGTATGCTCTGTCGTCTCGTTCCTGTTCGTAGGCGATGAGCTTCATGAGGTGTTCTTTGCTTGTAGCTTCGCTCAGGAGGCGGGCGATTTTTTCGTTCTTCGCCGCGCGATCCATTTGAGGAAACATGTTGTTAATAGCAAGAAGCTCAGTATCGTCGGGAAAGTAGCTCCCTGCGGGGATACCTCCTTCGCCCGAGGGGCGCATGAAGAGTTGTCCGACGAAGGTTTCTTCAAAGCCGTGTTTGATGCCCTCTAGGTAACTTAGAGGGGAGGGAGGTTCAGGCTGTTCGTAGCGTCCTTCCCATGTTTCATACTGCTGCTCATCCAAATCGTCATAAGAGACGCCCATGCTGTTGATGCCGGGGGTGAGATTCCCTGCGGGGTTCATCCATCGTCCTGCGTCGACTGTGGTGTCGGTGAATGCGATGTGTCCTCCCTCTCCCTGTACCAGGTGCATGAGTCCTGATGTCTCAAGCTCCTCGGGGGTGAGGGAATAGAATTTATCCCGCACGGATTGGCTGTAGGAGAGCTGCGAGGGGTACACGTTGCCGTTAGACTCTTCGGGGGTGTCGGGGAGGAAGCCTCGGTCGTAGTGGTAGAGTCCGAGGTCATGTCTGCCGTAGTGCGAGTTGGGCATGTATAATGCCATGTCCTCGTCGCTTGCTCCGCGTTCTTTGAATTTGTCATAGAGGTCGCTGAGTTTGGTATACATGACTTTGTCCTGGATGGCAGGAGGGACGCTAGAGGGATGGACGCCGACCCATTCGTCATAGCCTGCGGCTGCCGCCCATGCGTCCCATGTGCCGGGCATGAATTGGTATGCGCCGCCTGCGCCGGTGTCGCCGTTGTAGGCTGCGTAGTTGCGTCCGCTTTCTTGTCCGAAGGTGGCTGTCATCATGCGGATGATAAATTCTTCTTTGGTCATTGTTTGAGGGGGTCTCCTTTCTTTTAATCAGTTGTCGGGGAGTCCGAATTTGCGTCCGAGGGCTGTGAGTTTTTCGCTCCATGTCTTTGGGGTGCTGTTGTTGTTGTTGTTGTTGAGGAGCTTGCGCTGCTCTGCATAGTCGACGCTGTCCATGTATTCTTGTTCATTCTCTGCCGCCGCTTTTATCTGTGCGGGGGTGAGGTAGAGGGTCTGTCCCGTCATGGCGGCGTAGACTTTGAGGCGGTTGTGTTGGTTGTCCCATGTGAGTTGGAAGCTCGCCTGTAGGTCGAGGCTGCCGTCGTTGAAGTAGTTGTGTATTTCTTTGGTGATGCCGTGGTCGTAGGCGGTGGGGGAAAGTCCGTTCGGTGTGCCGTCTTTCTTATGCCCGTTGCCGTCAATGACTGCTTTGGGGATGGCACAGGAAAGTGCTCCATAGCCGTATGCCCAATAGTTCTTTGATATGTCCTCTGAGACGCGTGTCACGGCTGCTTCGGGGGCGATGCCTGCGCCGATGAGGATGCCGAGTTTGGTGCGGGCGAGTGTGGCAAGCCCGGGTGTTGTTGTGATGGGGATGGCAAGGGAGGGGGCGTCTTTGTTTTCTTCGTCGAGGTTCAGGATGTCGATGGTGTCTCCGTAGTCGCCTAATGCTTTTGTGCCTGCGCTTTCGATGCCTTTCCATGCTTCTTTGTCCCGCTTTAGTTCCATGACGGCGGTGTAGTCGCTGATGCTTGCGTCTTGTCCTTGACTCTCTGTGAGGGTTTTCCAAAGGTAGATGTCGGCGTCGATGTCCTCGCCGTACACCTCTGCAAAAAAGCTCGGGTTGGCGCTGCGCTGCCGTGCAAATGCGTCGACGGTTGCGATGGCGCGCTGTTTTCCTTCGCTGCTGTTCAGCATGGAGGAGGTGAGTGTGCCGAGTTGTCCGACGGCATAACTCTTAAATCTGCTCTTGGCACTGCTGAATGTTGGAGTGTTGAGGAGCTGCAGGGCTTCTTCGGCTGAGACGATACCGCCCGTATATGCTGCCATGAGGGCGTTTGCCGCCGCGTCGTCTCCCGAAAAGCCTGCGTCCTTTGCACTCTTGTCGGGGAGGAAGCCTCCGCGATATATGGCGACTTGGCGCATGAATGCGTCGCTGTTGCTCTGCTGCTCTGTTGCCGCTTGTGCCTGCTTCATGCTGCGCCGCGAAAGGGATTCGCGGTAGTTCTGTCCTTTGCTGATAAGCCCTGCGATAAGGCTGCCGTATTTCTTTTTGTCTACGTCGGGGAGTGCTTCGTAGGCGTCCATGCCTGCTTGCTCCGAGTGTTTGAAGGCTTCTTCGAGGGTGTGCCTTACTTCTAGGTCGTGCCTTGTAAAGATTTTGTCCTGTTCAGCTTCAAAGGCTTTGTAATACGGGCTGATGCTTGTGCCCATGAACTGCCCGTAGGTCATGGGGCTGCCGAAGCGGTCGTCCTGTGTGTGCCAGACGCCTATCTCCAGCTCTTTGAGGGCGTCGAGGGCGCGCTTATCGCTTTTGCCGCTGAGGAGGTAGTCGTTGATTTTTCCGTCGACGGCTTTGGCGATTTCTTCGGGGCGAATGCCCTGCAACTTTGCTTCGTTGATTGCCGCTTGGATAAGCCGTTTTGTTTCGCCGTCGTCTTTTTCTGTGTCCCAGAGGTAGTCGAGGCTGTATTGTTTGAGCCTGTCGCCGAGGTTGATTAAGGCTTCTTTGTGACTCTCGGCGTCTAACCATTTGGTGTGTTGGTCAAAGAGTGCCGCTTCGTTGACGGGGGCGTGGTCGTAGAAGCCGAGGTCGAAGGCGATTTGGTTGGTGATGGGGCGACGGTCTTTGAGGGCGTTGTAATACTCTTTTCTCTTTTGTACGTAGTCGTCTAACTGTTCTTCTCTTGTCTTTTTGTACTGCGAGGGATCCTCGGCGAGGGCGTGCATGTAGTCGCGGGTAAAGGCGGCGTTTGCGGTTTCGCCGACGTTTTTGTCGAGTAGGCTCATGGCGTAGTAGTTGTCGGCGAGGGGGAGCATTCCCGAGTTCGCGAGGAGGGTTCTTGTGTCTAGCTCTAGGCGGTCTTTCTCTGTGGTGCTGTTAATGAGCTGTTGGGCTTTGGCGATGCCGTATTCTTTGCGGTAGTCTTCGGCGGCGCTTTGTGCGGCGATGATGGTGTCGGCTGTGCCTTCGAGGGCTGTCATGAGGGCGTCTGTGGTGCGCATCTCTATTTGCGCGGGACGGAAGGTGTCGTAGCTTCCGACGTATCCTTCGACGGGGTGTTTTTTGAAGTTTTCGAATGTGCCGAGGCTTTGTGCGAGTGCCATATTTTTGTGTCGGTGCTCCTTTCTTTTGATGGGTTAAAATCTGTTGTAGGTGAGGGACGGCGGGCTAAAGTACTGCCGCCCGTAGCTAAAGGACGGTGTGCTGCTGAAGGTGTACGGGGTGCTGCTCATAGGGCTGTTATAGCCGATGGGGAGGATGCTTGTCCTAAGGTCTGCAGGTGCGCCTCCGGGTTGTCCTCCTCCTGATGTGTGCGCGCTGTCAACGCGTCCGAAGAGGTTCATTGTTGTGCCTGAGTCTTTGAGTTTTTGGATGTTCATGCCCATGTTAAAGAGTCCTGACCAGAGGTTGGTGATGCCCTGTATCATGAGTCCCTTATGGTCGGGTTTTTCGATGGCGGCGATTTGGTTGTCGCGGTTGACGGTTGCGACTTCCAAATTGTAATTGAGTTCTTTGTTCTTGGCGGCGTAGAGGTCTTGGAGGGATTTGACGGCTCTTGCTTCGTCTCCCTCCATGTTCCTCTCTATGAGCGATGCGGTTCTGCCTCCTGCCGCATACTGTTCGTTCAGGTCTGCCATGACGCTGCCTTTGAGTTTGGCTTGGTTGAGGCGTACTTTTTCGATTTCGCCAACAATCTGTTCGAACATGTCGCGACGCTGCTGCTGCATGGCTTGGACGCCGTATGTCCACTGTCGTCCAATTTGTCCGACGCGGGCGTTGTACTGTTTGGCGAGGAGTTTGTGTTGGCGAAGTCCTCCGTAAAATTGTGTACCGATTTTGAGGGCTTCGCCGATGGTGAGTCCTATAAGCATTCCATTCATTTTGTCGGGGTGTCTCTCCTTTCTGTTCCTGCTCAGACGCGATGCATGGGTGCATAGTATCTGCCTTCCCATGATGCGGCGATGATGTTCATGGGGTAGGGGTTCTTGCTCTCTATGCGGATGCGTGTGCTGCCTGTTTCGCTGTGGAGGGGGATGTGGTATGTGCCGCTATGAAGGGGGTCTATTTTAAGAGGCTTGTTGTTGGCTGCCGTTACTGTGCCGACGGTTTTGCCTATCATGTGGTAGACTTGGTCGTTGTGGTTTCTGAGTGACACATGGACGTCGAACATGCCTGTGTTCGTATATTCGATGTTCAAATGGTCAAGCTGTAAACGTCCTTGTGTCACGGCTTTCATTTCTCTTTGTTCGTCTCTGATGTAGATGGGGCTGAGGGTGACGGTGCTCGCATAGGCTTTGCCGACGGTGAGCTTTCCGTCTGCTGTAATGTCTTTGCGCGTAATGTAGGGCTGAAGGGATTCGTCTGCACGGACTCTGATATACGCGCCTCTGCTGTCGACGATGTCAAGCTCTTCGTCGCTGCCCGTTTTGACCTGCCATTCAGAGACGTGGATTTCTTTGAGGCGGTCAAGATATACGCGTGCCTTATCACGGGCTGTGGTGTTGATGGCGGCGATACGTCGCTCTGCGCTCGTGTGGTAGAGGATATAGAGGATGCTTCCGATGAAGCCTGCGCCCTCTATGTGACAGCCGTTGAATGTCCATTTGCTCCATGCGCTCTGAACGCGCTGTCCATCCATGAAGAGGTATTTGTAAAGGTAGACGGTCTCCTGCTCGGTATTGCTGAGGAAGATGAGGAAGTTCTCTGTGGTGTTCTCCCATAGGCTATAGAGAGGGGCGACTAGGTAGGTCGGGATGTGGGCTGTGATGTCGTTGGTGAGTTTGGCGTCCTCTATTGTGCCTGTGGCGTACAGCTCTCTGACGATCTGATAACTGCCGCGACGTGTTGTGTAGTAGATGCGCTCGCCTGCGACTGTGGGGCGTACGGTGGTGTCACAGCTGTATTCGCTGAGGAGGCGGATGTTGACGTTCTTGGGCGTCAGTGCTCCGCTTGCATAGAGGATGAACTGTGCTGTTTTGCTGAAGAGGAGTAATGCCTCCTGAAAGATGACGGCGTGCTCTATCCTGACGATGCTGGGGTAGCTGACGGGGGTGTCGATGGGGTCTGTGTCGACGACCTCGGTAGCTGTGGTCATGAAGTAGTTGAAGTAGCTGCCCGATTCGCTCATGCAGACTTGCTCGCCGCTGACGACGCCGAGTCGGTTATGGAAGAGGAAGATGTCGTCGAGGGTTTTGTTGATGAAACTCGGGAGCGGATTGCTCTCCTCGTCCCCGATGTCGCGGGTGTCCCATTCGGCTTTTTCGAGGGCGAATTTGTTATTGCCTAGGCTTTTGAGAAGGATAGGCATGGTGCTTGCGTCGATGTCGGTTGCAATCCCGGGCATATGGGTCTCTATCCACCTGTGTTCGCTTGCACTGTAGCGTACGTAGTAGTCGTCGGCTTTGCTCCCGGGTTCGCCTTTGATTTGGACGGTGAAGCCGTCGGGGGCTGTTGTTGGGAGGTGGCTGAATTTACCGACGCTCTTCCATATGCCGATGGCGGCGGTGTTGTCGTAGCCGTCGGAGACGTTCCATCCTTTGGAGAGATCCATGCCGTCTTTGGTGAGGTACAGCCAGCTCCCTTGCTGCATAACTTTATAGCCTTTCTTTTTGGCTTCGGCTGCGAGGGCGGCTGCTATTTTGTCTGTGCCAATGTCGACGGCGTGTTTGCTCTCTCCTCCGTCGGGGGTGGTGTGGGAGATGCGAATGGTTTGGTACTGCTGTCCTTGGCTTGGCGGTTTTGGCTTGTGGGGCGTGACGTTCGGGGGGGTCCATGCGCTGTTGTTCTCGCGGAGGTTTTTGTCGTTCGTAAGACGGGCATGGATGTCGGTGCTTTTCATTCGGACGGTTGTGCCACCGTCGGTTTCGAGAACGTCTGTGGGTGTGCCGAGTGTTCCTTCACGTAGGGAAATGTACCATCCCTGTTGGTCGCCGTATATACTCTCGGGATGGTCGATGCCGTTGCTGCGGATACAGGCTGTGTGACGGGCGAGAGTGTGACCGCTCATCATTCCATGCTGCGTTTCAATGTTATAGAGGTCACACTCGACTTTGCTGCGTTTGACGAACGCGCTGTACTGCATGATTTCTTCTGTGCTTTTGTTGGGGTCGTCCTCCCATGTGCGGACGCGGATGAGTTCTCTCATGCCGATGGCGACGCTGCCTTTCATAGGGAGTCTGCCGTAAGTGCTGCGTGTGCCGTAGACGGCATAGCGCCATGTGCCGTTTTCTTTGAGTCTCGCTTTGAGTGTTTCCGAGACGTTGTTGAGGTCTGTCTCGGTTACGTTGTCATCGTTCTCTTTGTATGTGTGTTTGCTGATGTAGGTGAAGCTGTGCTCATACAGGGTCTCGATTTCGATGTTCTTTGCGCCGTAGTGGGTAAAGCCTGTGCCGTCATGCTTGTTGTCGTCGGCGTCATCCTCGGCTGTGTCCCCCTTCCCTATCGGGTCTCCCTTCAGCTCTATGCTGTAGGTGTGTCCGTAGTGTCCGCTGAGGATATGTACCAATAACCCCTGGTGCGTCCATGCGTGTTCTTTTTCGGCGGGCTTCATTTTGACGGGGATACGTCTGTTGAGGATGAAGGTGTGGTCGGCGATGGTAATCATGCGGAGGTCTTGGCGCGGGTTGTCGGTTCTGAGATAGGGATACTTGTCGTAGGGAAATGTGGCTGCATGGAGTGCCGCATTATTGCTGCCTGTGTCGAGGGCGTAGATGCGCAGGGCGTCTTTGTCTGCAATCAGTGTGTGCTGTTCTCCGTCTCCTCGGCTGAGGAGGTGGAAGAAGGGTTCTTGACCTTCGCCCTTCTCAATCTCTCCTGCAAGGTCAATGAGGGGAGCGCGCTTAATGAGTCCGTCGGTTTCGCTGCTGAAGCAGTTTATTTGTTCGTCGAGCTGTTCGGGCTGTCTGAGCTGCGGGGGCTGTTTGCTGATGCCTGCGTTGAAGTGCTTGATGCTCTGTGTGATGCGGGGCATTGGTTCTCCTTTCCTAAATGCGTCTGTTCAAAAAGTGTCTGATGTCTGCCTGTTCAAAGATGTTGTATCCTGCGGTGCTGATGTCATGCTGCTGACAGTCCATCCATGCGCTTTCGATTTTTGCCTGTGTGAGCTGTGTGAGTTCGCCGAGTCCGAAGTAGGAGGTTTGAAAGTCGAGGGTGGCACTCTCAATGATGAGGTCTTGATAGGGTGCGGGGAGTTCGTCGAAGGGGAGACGCACGATGAGGGTGAGGGTCTGCGGTGTGTCAAATGTGGTTTTGCCTTGCTTTGCGAGTCTGCCCGCTTTGACGGTGTAGTAGGGGGTGAGGATGAGAAGGACGCTTTTTGTGTTCAGTCTGATTTCGCCTGTGTGGATGTCAGGGGGGAGCTCGGTATTCTCTAGGGTGTTGATTGTCCATCCTTTGCTTTGGATGCGTTTGTCGTAGGTATCGAGAAGCTGCAAGGCGTTGTAGGCGTCTGTGCTTTCGCCTGTGTTATGTGCGACATCGGTGAGGGTGGTGACGGGACTCTCGCCGATGCTCGTGATGATGCGGTTGACGGCGCGGAGGACGTCGGGGTTGGTAGTGTCGAGGTACATATATGAGCGCTTCCTTTCTGTGAGGTGTGTGTGGGTGAGTGTGTATGTAAGAAAAAGGTTCATTGAAAAAGCGAAGAGAGACGTGGTTGGTGTCTTTCTTCGCTTTTCTGTATGAGCTTTTTTCTCTAGGGGGTTAGGAGATTACTTCTTCTTCCAGACGCCGAGCCAGGCGCTCTCGGGGCGGAGTCCGCCGTGTCCCATGGCGTAGCGTGCGACGAGCATGTCTGCCTGGAGCTCTGCGCGGCGTGCCTTTTCGATGGCGAGGTCGCGGAGCTTGACGGTGCCGACTGCGCTGCGGTGCATGGCGATGAAGAGGAGCTGTTCCTTCGGCTGTCCACCGATGGTGGCAGGGACGTTGTGTCCTGCTCCCTGAAGGACGCCTGTGGGGGATGCGCCGCCCATGATGAGGTGCGGGGTTTCGATGATGGGGAAGCCTGCAATCTTCAGGATGTTGCCCTCGGCGATGCTGCCCATGCCGCCGTAGTCGCGGTTGATGTTGACGAGGTTCATGACAAGCGCGGCGTACGTCTCGGGGGTGACAAACACCCATCTGTCGTTCTCGGGGACGTAGTTCTCTGCCATCTCTTTCTTAATCTGAAGGAGGGCTTTGGTGACTTCAAGTCCCATCTCGGCGGTGATGCCGCGCTCTGCCGCTGCGGTGATGACTTCGATGGTTCTGCCTTTGCCGAGTCCGGGGATGTTCTCAACGCCTGCTTCGACGAGCTTGATAACCTCCGCGAGGACTGCGCCGTCCGCGTACATGGCGAGCGCTTCTCCCATGAGCCGCGCGTACTCGCTGCGGATGTCGTAGTTCATCATCGCCTCTTCGATGTCGGTGATAACCTGGGAGGTGGTGAGAAGTCCGTCGATGGGGATGATACGCTCGTTGTGCAGAATCTTGGTGCGGATGTCGTCGAGGTTTGCGCCCGGTGCGAGGTATGCGGCGGTGGTACGCCCCATCGCGGGGAAGGCTGCGCTCTTGCCGTTCGTGATGGTGCGGACGATGTGCTTGTCCATGGTGACGGTTGCTTTGCGGAATGCGGTGAGTACCTCTCCTGCAAAGATTTTATACATTCCTGCCAGGAGGTCGCCTGCGCCAAGGTGTTGTCCGGGGGATGCTACTGTTACTGTTGCCATATGTGTTGTGTCTCCTTTAGTATAGTAAAGTATTAACGGTGGTTACATTTTAATTGAAAATCGCGGTGGAGGCAAGTACTTTTTGCTGTACTGCTTTGCGGTAGGCAGGATCATTCGTGTAGCGAGGGTCGCTCATGGCGGCGACCATTTCGGCGTCGCTTTGAAATGCCCCCGACTGCTGTGCTCCGCCTGTGTTCGTGTTGGCTCCTGCGCTCCCTGTGAGAAGGGTACTGCCTGTGCTCCCCTGCACAAGGGTCATCTGCGCTCTGAGTCCGTCAACGTAGGAGTTGACGAGGCGGATGTCTTTGCTACCCATGACGCTGTTGAAGGTGTCGATGGCGGCGTCGCCCTGCGATACGACAAAGTCCTGGATGCTCTTGAATGCGTCTGCGCCTCCGACGTGGGCGTGGGCTGCGCTGACAAAGGCGTCTGCGGTTGCCCGGATGCCTGCGAGGATGAAGTCGACGGCTTCTTTGGGGTAGCCTGCTTTTTGGAGCTTTTCGTAGGTGCTGTCGCTGAGCTTCAGGTTCTCATCGAACTCCTGACGGATGGCGTCAAAGTCGACGCCTTTGCTCTCCAGGGCGGTTTTGATTTCGCCGACGCTTTTGTCGTGCTTTTCGACGGCGGCTTCGGCGGCTTTGGCTTTGTCCTCTGCCGTGGTGGGTTGTGTCTGTGACTGTTGTTCCTGAGGCTGCTGCTGCGTCTGCTGCTCAGTCGTTACTTTCCCTCCGTCGACGGTGATGTCGACGTTTTCGGCGGCTGCTTTTGCAGCGTCCTCTTCGTTGCCTGTGGTGGCGTTCGGGGGGTACAAAGGTGTGTTGTTGTTGGTAGTTGTGGTGGTGGTCGTAGTAGTATTCTCTGCCATTGGTGATGTGGTTCATCCTTTCTTTTTGTTATTGCGGCTGTTGTTGTGCTCGGCTTTGCATGGCGTTCTGTACGGCGAGGAGGGCTTGCTGCTGTTCCATTTCCTGCTGCATTTCTTCTTCGCTCTTGATGTAGTCTTTGGCTCTGAGTCCGAGGCTGTTTGCCGCGCTCTCTAGTACGCCCTCGGGTTTTATCCTCTGCATGAGGTCGGGGAGGCTGCCGATGAGTCCGAGGAAGTGTTGGAGTTTCATGAGGTCGCTGCTGCGTCCGAGTGCCTCCATGCCTGTGGTGATCTCGGTGCTGACGCTCCCTTCAGGGAGGGGGGCGATGATGCCTGCGCTTTGGAGTTGTGCGAGAAGGCGTCTGACCAAGGGAAGCTGTAACTCTTGTGTCAGGATGCTGTAGATGCCGCCGAGTCCTGCTTCTAGCTCTCCTGCTGCGTATCGTATCTCCTCTGCGGTGACGCGTTCTCCTTCGCGCTGTACGGCGGAGTTGAGGAGAAACGCATAGCCGAGGCGTTCTTCGATGGTCTTTAAATACGCCATGGCAATCTGAATGCTGTTTTGTTTCTGTGCGTTGTAGGGTTCGATGTCCCCGGGTCTGCCCGGTATAAAATCGCCGCTCTTTGCTTTCTGCAGGGCTTTGATGCGGGTGATGCCCGCGGGGTTGACCATGTGGACGGTAAAGGCGTCGATGGCGACGAGTTCGCCGATGGCTTTGCTGACTGCCTCTGCTTCTCTGAGGTCGCCGATATACTCTTCGACATAGCTTCTGCCGTAGCTTTCGCCGTCGGTTTTGACCATGCGCAGGGGTAACCATGGGGAGCTGTGCACGGGGTAGGTGCCGATGCTCTCGGGGACGATGCTGTCGTCTATCTCTTGATGGGTTCTGTAAAGTCCGCTGTCACTATGGTCGAGATAGACGCGGGTGTAGAGGTCGACTGCTCTGTCCTCTCCGCTGCTCGGCGGGTTCTTGACGAGGGCTTTGTGCTGTGGGCTCAGGGCGCTGTAGGCGATGGAGTCCCATGTGATGAGCTCCAGGACGCTGCCGATGGCGTCTCTCCGCACGACGTACTGTCCGAGGCGGTAGAGCTTTACGCCGCGTCCGTCGGGCTGCAAGAAGATGAGGGCGTTCCCTGCGACGATGAGTTGCTTGAGGGCTTCGCTGATGGTGACGCGAATCTGTTTGTGCTCTATGTAGGCTAAGATGAGCTGCTCTAGTCCTACAAGGGCTGTTTCGACACGGCGTTTGTCCTCTTCTTTGCCGGCTGCTTCAAGCTCTGCTTGGACTTTGCTCCCGGGGCTGAGTCTGAAAAATGCGGCGTTCGGGGGGAAGAGTGCCTGAAGGAGTTTAGAGGCGAGGTTGTTGAGGCATCTGCTGCCGATGCTCTGATGGGGCTGCTCTATGTCTGTGCCTCCACTGCTCCCGCCGATGAGTCCTGCTCCGGGTGTGGGCTGTGAGGGGAGGAAGAGGGCGGGGATGGTGAGGGCGGCACACACCTCTGCTCTCCTGACATACGCTGCTCTCTCCCCTGCCGCAAGGCTGCTGTATCTGCTCTGTGCGGGGATGCTCTGATTTGTTTGATGTGCGTCGATTTTGTGTCACTATTCCTTTCTCTTTGTTTTAGATGGTGAGTCCTGTGCTCGTGGTGCCACCTGTGCCGCCTGTTGTTGTTGTGCGGCTGATGGTGAGGGCGTTCTTGCCGCGCCGCCGTTCTGCACGGTTGCTGCTGCCGAGTTCTGCGCTGTCGGGGGTCTTGCTTTCGGTGCTCTTTACGATGTCGGTGGCTTTGACTTTGGTGGCTGCTGCCGCTGCGCGTTCCTGCGAGGCGGCTGCTTCTTTGGCTGCGCGTGCCTGTTTGTGTGCGCCGAGGAGTCCGAGTCCTGCGCTGATGATGGTTGCTGCTGCTCCCATATGCTTTTAGTCACCTCCTTTCAAGGCGTCAAATGCTTCTTCTTCCTGCTCGGTGCAGATGGTTTTGAGGTAGGTGATGATGTGCTGCATTCCGCTGATGTAGCCGAGGCGGTAGGATTCGCTAGGCTGCGTGTCGCTCTTGTACCCTTGATTGTACGCCGCGCTGCTGAGCATGGTGTTGATGCTGTACCGCTCCTCCAGGTGCTTTACGATGTCTTTGCTGACGTAGGGGGCTTCGCTGTTGTAGGTGGTGTCCATAGTTTTACTTCCTTTCCGTGGGTTCTGCTTGCGTTATAGTCGCCTTTTTTGTGGAGGATGTAGGCGACGCGTGCTTGCCTGAGTGCGTCCGCTTCTGTGAGTCCTTTGCTTTCGTAGGCGTCTACGACGGTCTGCCATGAGACGCCGTGCTCTGCAAAGAGTTTGTCGGCTGTCTTTTCACCAAAGCCCGGGCAGCCTTCGTAGCCGTCTGTGCGGTCGCCGATGAGGGTTTGTTTGAGGTGGTAATACTCGGCAGCGGCAGGGGGTGTACGGGAGAGTTCTTCTTTGAGGAAGTCGTAGCGGAATACGGCGGGGATTTGCCGGAGGTCTTTGTCGCCTGAGATGATGAGGACTTGTTTCTTTGCTTTGTAGGCGAGAAGCCCTATGACGTCGTCGGCTTCGAGGGCGTAGATGCTTTGCGTTTTGAACCTGCTCTCTATTTCCTGCACAAGCCGATGATAGGCGAGAGGTTTTCTTTTCCCTGCTCTATTTGCTTTGTACGTGGAGAGGATGTGCCGCCTGAAGTTCTTGCCCTGGCGGCAGCTAAAGACGTATGTCCAGACGGTATAGTGGGGGAGTGTGTAAGAGATGCCCTGCTCTTTGAGTTTGTCTTTTATCCGCTCTTCGGCATAGGTGCAGATGCGGTAAAAGTTCGCCATGGCGTCGGGGAGGTAGCTGTGGAGTGTCCATAAGCCTGTGCGTTCGTTCCAGCAGATTTCCTGCTCTGCGCTGTTTGCGGCTCTGTAGGCGAACATGTCGGCGTCGACGAGGACGAGGAGTGTCTTTTTGGGCTTCATGCTTTTTTGCTTTCTATGAGAATGTTTGGCTGCGCTCTTTCTACGTTATGCAGGAGCTGCATGTGGCAGCCGCAACTGCATGTGATACTTTTGATGTGGTAGCTGTATCCTCTGAGGAGGCGTTTGCCGCACCGCGTGCATTTGAGGTCTTGCTTTACCATGTCCATTGATTCACCTTATTGTCCTTTCTATTTAGTGACATTCCTGCCAGTTCCGTCCTGCTTTGCCCTCTGTGTCTAGAGGACACTTGAAGCCGAGGATGTGCTCTGCGTCTTTCATGGCTTCTTGGGCTTCTTTGATGATGAGGTTTGCGATGTCAATAGTCGAACAACTGTACTGAAGTTCGTCGTGAATCCATCCTATGATAGCATAATCTTTGTTTATGCCTTTGTGGAGTCCGTGCTTTCTAAGGCGTGCGTCGAGGCTGACGATCCACGTTTTACAGACGATTGCGCCTGCGCTCTGCAAGAGTAAATTCAGGGCTGAGTGGAGGCTTCTGACGTGAAGCTGTCTGCCGTCTAAGCCCTTCAGATACTTACGTTTCCACCTAACAATCCTGCCGCGCTCTCCTTTTTCGACAAGGGCGTTTTGGATGGCGGTCTGTAGCTCTTTGATGGCGGGGAGGTTTTTGAGGAATTTGTCTTTGAGTTTTTTTCCTTCGCTCTCGCCTCCTCCTACGATCTCGCCGAGCTTTGCCGCTCCTGCGCCGTACCTATGTATTCACGGGAGGTCGTTAAGCTCCCGCCGATGCTCTAAGGCATCCGCTCTATGTCGCCATAGAGAGTAGACTATATCATTATGTGCCGCTGCACATACCCTCCGCTTCCATGCACTTGCATGTACTCCCTTTCGGGATAGTCGTTACACGTTCAATATACGTTATGTATAAAGCTTCGCTCGGTATTGTCTTCGTGAGAGTTCCACCGATTTCAAAGGGTTTTACTTCCTCTATGCTGTTAAAGGAAGCCGTAGATAAATGTCTTCGCCTGATTCCTGGTCTCAAGCCCTGCGGCGTGTTGGTTCTTGGTATGGATGTCGCCCTCTAGTATCTCCTTTGCATATGCGCCGTCGTCATAAGGGTAGAGGTAGTGGGCGAGACAACGTAACTCAAGCCCGCTCGCGTCGATGCCTGCCTGTACTCTGCCCTCTCCTGCGTGGAATAGTGCTCTGCATTCTTTGCCATAAGGACTCCCGCTGTTGGGGACTTGGGCGAGGTTGGGGTTGTTATGAGAGGCTCTCCCCGATACTGTGCCGTTGCCGATGATCTGTCCATGGATGCGTCCGTCTCTTTGGTCAAGTTCTTTCATCCATGCGTGTTTGCCGTCGGCGAGCTGTCCGAGTCGCTTGCTGTAGAGGAGTCCGTCCATGAATAGGCGTGAGAGTTCCTTTACCTGCTCGGGCGCAGTATCGTCGCTGAGAATGTGCTTGAAGGTTTCTTCGTCTATCTTTAGTCGCTTTCTGCCTGTGCTCCCTTCGTCGTAGAGTTTTGGGTCGGTCGGGCTGTACCCGTGCATGACGCGCAGGACGTACTCTATCTGTTGGCGGGAGGTGGGATTGAAGGGCTTTGTGCGTTTGACGGGGATGCCTTTTTTGTATCCTTTGGCTTTGTTGTCCCGCTTCGGGATGAAGTCGTGGTCGGGGAGTTCGGGGACAATGCCGATGAGTTTGTCCCTGACCTCTGCATCCTTGATGCGGAGTTCTTTTTCTAGCTCCTCTGCTTTCTCTTTGTCAAAGGGGAAGCCGTTCTGCTCTATCTCACTGCATATCCATGCGACGCTGTGTTCTAGGTGAACGGCGCGTTCGTCATAGGGCTGTTTCATGAGATGTGCATAAAGAGCTTTGGTGACTTCGACGTCCTGTTTGTTGTACGCTAGCATGTCGTCTGTGTAGGCGTCCCATGCGGATGCCTGTTTGCCGTAGTCGCCTTTTAAGACGCCTAAGCGATACCCCCATGCCTCTAGGCTGTGTCTGCCCATGAGCCTAGCAGGGAGGATGTTTCTGCGTGTGAGTCCGATGTCAATCTCTATGAGATGGGGATAGTAGAGGCGGCTGAGTACTACTGTGTCTACGACGTTTTTCTTCATGTCTTCGGTGATGAGGAGGGTGGGGGTGCATTTGCAGATGGCGGGGATGTCGTAGCCGATGATGTTATGTCCGCATATGCGTGTGCCGTTTGCCCATTCGTGATAGAGGTCGAAGATGCCTGCGCCGATGGTGTCGGGGGTGTAGGCTGTTGTTTTCTCTGTCTCGGTGTTGTAGACGGTCATGCAGTAGACTTTGGTGACGTCTTTCAAGAGTCCGTCTGTTTCGATGTCGAAGATGAGCATATAAAGCTCTCCTCTCAGTACCAGTCGTCGCCGCAGGTCTCGTCTCCGAGGAGTCCGCGCATCTCATGCTTGGTACGCACACGCTCTTCGATACGCCGCAGTTCTTCGGGGGTAACGCCCATGCCGCGCAGCATAGTGACCATGTGGGTGGTGAGTTTGACGACTTCTTCGACGGCGTTCTCACTCGGCTTTCTGTCTGTGGTGTACTCTTCGGGGAAGTAGTCGGAGGTAAGGCAGTATTTGAGCTCGTCGAGACTGCTGTTGAAGATGCTCTGCCAGTCGGCGATGCGCTTGCTTGTCTGCTTGCGGGTGAGGGGGTGGATGGTGAGGTTATATTCTGTGTGCTGCGTTTTGCTGAACATGGTGGATATTGGTCTCCTTTCCGTTATGCCGCTGTAAGGAATTTGTTGATGAAGTAGATTTGTCCTTTGCCTGTGACCTTGGTGGTCTTGGAGATGGAGGTGTGTCCGTCGGCGTGGGTGATGACGGTTTCTTTGATTTCGAACAGCCCCTTTTCCATCGCGCGCTGTGTCGGGGAGTTGTACTCTGCGCCGCTGCGTTTGATGAGATAGCCTGTGTCGCGCATCCACTGAAAGAGACGCTTCTGTCCGATGTCGACGCCGTTCTGCTTGAGGATGGAGGGGAGGACTTCCGACGTTACCCAATGCTTGAACTTCTTCGCCGCGGGAAGCTTCGAGGAGAGGATGAGGGAGTAAAGCCCCGATTCGTTGATGACCGTCATGCCGCGCGGGGATTCAAAAGTACCGTTTTGGTAGTTTTGCCTGTCCTCCTCGTCAACGTGACGGTTAATATCTCTGCTGCCGTTCTGATAGCCGAGAATCTCTGCGACGTCTTTGCCGACGAAGTACGGTTCGTTGTCGATGGTCACCGTGCGTACCTGTCCGAACTCGGGGTTATTAAAAATCTGCAATTCGTTGTTCATAATTAATGATTCTCCTTTCGTGTGTTAAAAACTAAAAAGCGTCATCTGCTGTGGGACTGTTGTCTCTGTGTCCTTGTACTCCGTCCAGTGTGAGAGACGCTTCTTCGCACGCTTCTTCGATGCGGTTCTTTTTGCTGTTCCATTTGAGACTGCCCGCGCGTCCTGTTTGTCCTGTGAATCTGCATTTGAGAAGTCTGATGCTGAGGAGGTTTCTTTCTCCTTCTCCTTCGGCTTGCTGGTTGCGTTCCAGAGCGATAATTGTGTCGGGGAGTTGTTTGAGGCTCCCGCTTCCTCTGAGGTCGTCAAGGCTAATCTTTCCTCCTTGTTCGAACGGGTTACCGCTTTTGGTGTCAGGTTTCCTGAGATGCGAGATAACGATGATTCCTGCGCCTGTTTCTTCGACCATCGACCTGAGTTTGGTCATGAGGATGTCGATGGTCTTGCGTTCGTCTGTACCTCCTCCTCCACTCTCTAGTGCCGAGACGGCGATGGAGATGTGGTCTAGGATTACGAAGTCACACTGTTCGCCGACGATCATGTAGCGGATTGCGCCGAGCAGTCTGTCCTCGCCGAGGCTGCCGAAGTGGTCGTAAAGTAAAAAGCCCTTGTCACCGAATACGGTGTCAAAGGCTTTGTCCACTGCTTTTGTTTTTCTGTCTTTGTTCCATGTGAGATGAAGAGGTTTCTCCATATGGATACTCAGCAGGTCTCTGATGGTTTTCTTCGGACTCTCTTCTAGCATAAGCATTCCTATTTTGCATCCGTGCTTCATGTGCAGGCTGTATGCGATCTCGCGTGCGGCTGTGCTTTTGCCGATGCCTGTTCCTGCGGTCATGAGCAGCAGCTCGCCCTTTCTGATGCCTCCTCCTGTCATGCCGTTTAGCTCTATGTCCCATGGGTAGGGGTAGGGTGGTGCGTCTGCTCCGTCATCGTCTGCGAGGAGTTTTTGTTTCTCGTCGCTCGGACTGAGGATGCCGTCGGGGCGATAGGGGGCTGCGTTCCATACGGCTGCGATGATGCTCTTGGTGTCTCCTGCGACGAGGCATTCGTTCGGGTCTTTCATGGGGAGGGCGGCAATCTTTACTTTGTTCGGGGGGAGGAGGGGGGCACATTCTTCGCTTGCACGTCTGCCCGGTTCGTCCATGTCAAACATGAGGATGATTTCGTCAAAGTTCATTAACCAGTTGAGATTTTCTTTGACGGTTTTCTTTGCGCTCTGTGCGCCCTGCGGGAGGGATACGACGGGATAGAGATTCCCCTGTGCCTGTGAGACACTGAGACAATCGATTTCGCCCTCTGTGATGACGAGCTTTCTGCCGCCTGAGAAGAGATGCTGTCCAAAGAATCGACACGGGATTTTGCCGAGGGTCTTAAATTCTTTGTCCTTTCCTCTGATTTTGCATCCCGTTTCTGTTCCTGTGCTGTCGTGGTAGGGGGCTATCTGTACAGGCTCGCCTTTGCAGATGCCAATTTGATAGCCGTATTTTCGGCAGGTTGCCTCTGTGATGCGTCGCTTATTCAGGGGGGCAAAGTGTCTGTTGACGATTGCATCCCGCGTGTATGTGCAGGTGTGCTGTTCCTTTTGCTCGGTGCTCTCTGTGCCTGTTTGGTCTGTGTGTCCGCAGGAAAAGCAGTGTGTGTGTCCGTCGTCGTAGAGGGCGAGGGCGTCGTGGCTGCCGCAGCGGTCGCATGGGAGATGCGCTTGGATGAGTGTGACCTCTTCTTCTTCATCTTTCATGGTGTGTTGAATTTCTAACCTCCTTTTCATACAAAATAAAAATATCCTCTCTCAGGGTCTTTTACGCGTTAATGCATAAAAGAATATCTGAAAGAGGTTTTGAACGATTCTAGGGGGATTTACAAGGGCGTGAGGGGTATGTCTGTGCATTCGCTCCTTGGCTCTTCTTTCGTCCACGCGGTTGGGATGTGTTTGTCGGCGTATTTGAATCCGTGCTTGGTCGCCCAGTCGCCGTAGGTGAGTTTGCCTCCTTTCTTGAGTTTGGTTTTGGAGGAGGAAAAAACGAAACGGACATCAAGGCGTGGATGCTGTTCTTTTATCAGGAGGTGTTTCTTCCTGTCCTCGGGGGAGAAATATCCCTTGGTCTCAATGTAGATGCCGTTGGGGAGGAGGAAGTCGGGGGTGTAGGTATGCGTGCTTTCAGGCATGGTGTAGGAGATTTTATGTCTCTCATACTCTGCCGTTACTCCTGCACGTGCAAGCTCTCTTGCGATCCTGTCCTCTAGTCCGCTCCTGTAGGGGCTTCCTTTGTGTGCTCCTTTGTAGATACGGTGCGTGATGTTAGAAGTCACCTGCTTCCTCTGTTATGTTTGCGAGGTGGTAGCTGTCTGTGTTTGCTACGTCCGCGTCCATGCTGTCAGCGGCGATGTCAAAGCCGTAGTCTGTGGCGTCTCGCTCCCATTCTTTCAGCTCCAGTATCTGTACCGCCTCCAATTCGAAGCGGACGCCGTGGACTGTGGGGGAGGCGTAGTAGACGTAGGGGCGAAATGCTGCTCTGACGATGCTGCCGTTGCCGATGATGGTGTTGGGGTCGGTGATGGGGTTGCCTTTTGCGTCAAAGACGGCAGGGGGGCGGGCAATGATGGTTTTGCCTGTGTCTTTTTCTTTGTACTCTCCGTTCTTTTTGAACCGCCAGCGGAGTTCGCCTTTGTAAATGGGGTCGTCCTGCTCGGTCTCAGTCCAGGGGTAGAAGGGGCGCTTCCATGATTTGCCCTTAAACAGGGGGTCGTTGGTTTTCGCTTCTTCGAGGGCACGCTCTGCAATCTCGGTGAGTCTTGCCTGTTCGTTTGGGTCGTCGATGCGGAGGTCGAGGGTGTAGCCTGTGTTTTCTCCTTGGTAGGTGCCGGGGGTGAAGATTTTCGGGTAGTAGGTGGGGGCTGCCTGTGTGATGATGGTTTTATTCTTTCTGCTCATGATGGTTTAGGTGGTCTCCTTTTCTTTTTTGTCGACGTTCTTGTTGAGGTCGGTGTACTTTGCGTTGGCAGGGTCGTTGCTGTCTGAGATGTATCTGCCTGAGAGTACGATGTCTAACCAGTCGGCATACTGTTTGAGCTTATGCGCGTCCTTTGGCGCAGGGTCTTTTTTACCGAGGCGGCAGGCGTACTTGATGATGTTGCCTCTGAGGTAGCCGATGAGCTGTTCAAGAGGGAAGTTGGCTTCGATGGTCTCTATCGGCTGATGGACGCTGTGGTAGTAGGAGGGGGTGCGGTCGGTGAGTGGGATCGGATCGCTTGGCGACGGGGGCGGTGGGGATGCGTTAGGGTCAATCTCGTTCCCGTTGCTGTCATAATAGACGTGACGTGACATGTTGATATTCGTTCTCCTTTCTCTTGTTTTAGGTCATGTGGTGATTGGCGCTCTTCTTTGCACTGAGGAGTTCTTTGAGCTGCGCGGCACAGTCGAGGAGGTATGCGCAGGTGTCGACTTTCTGCTTCCGGTTTTTACAGCAATATACAATCATCCAGACGGTATACATTGGGGCATAGGCGTTGAGACGGTTATAGTGATCCTCGTCTTTGGTCTCTTCGTAGTCGACGCCCTCTTTGAGGTGCAGGGAGTTCTTGATGGCGCGCCAGTACTGGATGAACTCTTGGTTGATTTCTAACCATTCGTGCAGGTCGCGGATGCTGATGTAGTCCTCGCCGTCTCGTTGATAGGCGGGGGAGGGGAATCCCTCGGGGAGGTTTGGCATGTTCATTTTTTGTATAAGCTCCTTTCTCTTTTGGTCAGTAGATGGGACGAGGCATGTCTTCCATGCGGGTGATGGTGTCGGCGAGGGTTCCGACGTCATCGAGGAGGTTGTCGATGTGAGCTTCGAGGTAGTCGAGTCGCGCTTTGATAGCGGTAAATCGCTCGTCAATGGCATCGTTGTGGCACACGGCGACGCTGTGCGTTTGGTCAAGTCTGTCACTGAAAGAATCTACTTGCTCTTTGAGGTCGTTAAGGAGTTCGTCCATGTCGTCAAGCTGTGCGTCAAGGTGTTCGACGCGATCCTCTAAGAGGGTGAGACGTGTGTCCTCGTCTGCTTCGTCCTTATCATCATCTTCATCTTCATGCCCGTGGACGTAATCTTCATACGGGTCATCGTCCTCGTCGTCATAGAAGTCGTCTTCTCCGCCGTAGTCTTCGTTACTGTAGGCGTCTTCTTCGCAGTTCAGGAGGTAGGTGAGAAGCTCTTTCTTTTGGGTGAGACTAGCAAGGTCGAGGATGATGCGCCAGACGGTGGCGATGCGGATGTAGATATGCTGTGCCCCTTTGTCATCCTTGCAATAGGCGACGTCTTTGTCGGGGTTGATGAGTCCGTCTTTAACAAGCACGCTGCGATACCAGCTGAAGGTGGTGACAGTGAGTTCTACTTTGTTGACATAGCCGTCATGTGCTGCGTCATGCGCTCCGTAGATGAGGCAGTAGAGGTCTGTCAGCTCTACATAGCGGCGTCCTGTGCTGAGGTCCTGGGTGATGTTCAGGTACAGGAAGGGGGCGTAGCCTGTGGAGGTGAAGAGGTTGGCATGGTAGAGGATGTTAATGCTTTTGGTTTCTTTTGTGGTCATGATGTAGTTTTAATTCTCCTTTCATGTGTGAAAAATCGACGTGCATTTATATATATTTTATTTACCGACATAAATATATACCTCCCTTCGGTCGGTAATTACGACACAAATATCTAAGACACATGTATACATGTATGTTATATATGCCCTATATGTCCAACTATAAGTCATCTCTGTCTATGTCTTGATATATTCATTCTGTCTTAGTAGTTTTCAAGGTGTTTAACTTCGTTAGTCCTTCTTGATAGGTCTAAGACGGTATGAAGACGTCAAGTATTCAGAGGTGTCTTATTCTATACTTTTCTTTACCGCCTTCGGCGGTTTGTATTTTTGTAGTTGTAGTATTATTGCCTATATGAGGATAAAGGTTTCAAAGTCTTTACAGGACAACGACCGAAGGTTGTTGTCTGTGTAGGATTTGACATTGTCTTTATATGTCATATATATCCCCTTTAGTCTTTGGTTTATGATTATAAT